GTTTTTAAAGACAACCCCAAGATATTGAAAGAATTAGAGCAACACATACATAATGTGCGTTGAAAATAATTAAATTTTCTGAAATATATCAATCAAGCCCTCTTTCGTGGGTATTTGTGCCTATGTCGACTATGGATAACACAAATGAATCAAAGAGATAAGTGAAGCAAAAAACTAAATAACAACCTTTGAATAGGAGTATATAATGGCAACTTCAATTACCAATGCTTTTATAACTCAATTTGAAGCTGAAGTGCATATGGCATATCAGCGAATGGGAGCTAAATTGAAAAATTTAGTTAGAACTGTTAACGGTGTTAATGGCTCTACTGTAACTTTTCAAAAATTAGCTAAAGGTTCTGCAACTACAAAAGCTAGACATGCTGAAGTAGTAGCTATGAACTCTGCACACACTAACGTGAGTGCTACCATGTCTGATTACTATGCAGCAGATTATGTTGATAAATTAGATGAGCTTAAAGTAAATATCGACGAAAGAGGTGTTCTTGCTAAAAACGCAGCATATGCGTTAGGAAGAAAAACTGATGATGTCTTAATTACTGTTTTAAAAGCTGCTACATCTATTGCTAACAACATTAATTCTTCAGCAACAAATATGACATTAATAAAAGCACAAAATATGCTTACAGTTTTCGGGAATAATGATGTTCCTGATGACAACCAAAGGTACTGGGCAGTTGGTCCTGACCAATGGGGAGACTTGATGGGTATCCAGCAATTCGCTTCTCAAGATTATATCGGACCTTCTGGTTTACCATTCTTAGCGGGAGAACAAACTGCGAAACGATGGATGGGATTTTTAATGTTCTCACATTCAGGTCTTACAGTCGCTACTGACAGACAAACATTGGCTTTTCATAAGTCAGCTTGTGGTCTTGGTATCGGTTCAGACGTGAAAACAGAAATTAATTATATTCCTGAAAAAGTTTCACACTTAATTACTTCAATGTTAAGTTTGGGATCAGTGTTAATTGATGGTGACGGAGCTAGAGTACAGCTCTGTGCAGAATAGGAGATTAATATGGCTTACGCAACTGATAATCCGTTAAGGAAAATCGCTGAAGGTGGTATTAACTCTGTTTGGCTTTATGTTGATGGCGATGCTGTTAGCTCGATTGCTGGTTCTGGTTACTTCGATAGTGCATATGAAAACTTAAAGGAAAACGATGTTATCCTTTGTGTTGGCGCTGCTGGAGGAACTGAAACAGTAGACTTGCTAGTAGTTACATCAGCAACTGGAGCAACAACTGTCACTACCACTAACGGTACTTAAAGCAAATATATATGGGGGATTTATTCCCCCATATTAAAAGGAAACTATGGCAGTAACAAAAGTAGATATAGCATCAAGAGCTTTAATAATGATAGGAGCTTCTCCTATATCATCCTTTTCAGATGATAGTACAGAAGGTTTAGTAACAAATAATATTTATGAAGAAATTGTAGAAGCAACTCTTACTAGACATAGATGGGGTTTTGCTACTGGTCAAAAACAATTATCTCTTTTATCAAGCACACCTGTTGGTAGATGGGAATATGCATATCAAATGCCAACAAGTCCATTAGTTTTACAAATAATTACAGTTACTTCTAATGATAATGTTTTACGATACGAAAGATATGAAGATAAAATTTATCTTGATGGATATGGTTCTACTTCAACTGTTATTATGGATTATATTTTTAGACAAGACGAAAGTAAATTTCCTCCCTATTTCCGTCTTGCCTTAGAATATAAACTAGCAAGTATATATGCTGGAGCTGTTGCTAGAGATGCTGGTATGATAAAAGAATTTAATGAACTTGCTGAAAGGCAATTATTGATTGCTAGAAACTCTGAATCTCAAGAAACAACATCCAACCAACTTGCTACAAATCGATTTATTGAACATAGACGATCAACTCGAACAAGTGGTTTTGGATTAAATGGCTAGACAAATACGAACTGTATTAACTAACTTTTCGGCTGGAGAACTTAATCCTCTTTTAACAGCTCGTACAGATGCAAAAGCATATTTTGATGGAGCTAAACAATGTCGTAATTGGTATCTTCTTGATGAAGGTGGTGTTATGCGTAGACCCGGCACAACATATACAGCTAATTTTTCTACAAGAGAAACAAGAATAGTACCATTTATATTTTCTAATGATGAGGTAGCAATATTTGCTTTATCAAATAATAGATTAGATATTTATAATTCTTCAGGAACTTCTGTTCAATCAAATATAACTTCTAATGCTAACTGGTCTACTGCTCAATTATTTGAATTAAATTTTGCTCAATTTGGAGATACAGTTATTGTTTGTCATAGAGATAATGCAATACGAAAAATTAATAGAGCTAGTGCTACTAGCTTTTCTGTATCAGCTCTTTCTTTTTCTACTCATTCTTCTGGTTATCCAAGATACCAACCTTATTATAAATATGAAGATGATGCAGTTACTTTAACTCCAGCAGCTACTTCAGGTACTGGAGTAAATGTTACTGCTTCTAGTGGTATATTTGATTCAGATGCTAACTGGGTAGGTAAAACACTTCGTATTGGTGGTAAAGAAATAGATATTACTGGAAGAACTAATACAACTGTTGTTGTTGTTAGTATAAGAGAAACATTAGCTGGAACAGGAGCAAATGCAGATTGGGATGAACAACTATGGTCAAGCCATAGAGGATATCCTCAAGCTGTATCTTTCCATGATAATAGATTATGGTTTGGTGGTAATACTTCAAAACCATCTTCTGTTGTTGCAAGTCAAGTAGGGGAATATTTCAACTTTGATGTTGGAAGTGGGAGCGCGAGTGAAGCAATAGATGTTGCCATCGCTGGAGACAGGGTAAATGAAGTTAGACATTTTGTTTCTTCAAGAAACTTACAAGTTTTTACAGATGGTGGTGAATATTATATTCCTACTTCTTCTGATATAGCTGCTATTACTCCAAGTAATATTGCATTTAGACGACAAACTCCTTTTGGATCAAGTCGTGCAAATCCAGTAGTCTTTGATGGAGCTACTGTATTTTCTCAAAAGAATGGAAAAGCAATTCGTGAATATTTATATTCTGATACTCAAGCAGCATATACATCTAATTCTATTTCTGTATTATCTTCTCAATTAATTGATTCACCAAAACAAATAGCTATGATAGGTGGAAGTTTAAGTAGACCAGAACAATTTGCTTTCTTTGTTAATAGTGGAACAACACATAATGGAAAGATTGCAGTTTTTCATAGTGTTCGTGATGAAAAAATAGCTGGTTGGTCAATGTATGAAACTAGAAGTGGAGATTTTTTTCATTCTATGACTGCTGCAAATGAAAATTTATTTGTAGTCGGTAAAAGACAAGTTAATGGAACAACAACTTATACTTTAGAAAAGTTTGCAGAAGATGATTCAATTACATTAGATTGCTCTACTTCAACAACTATATATCAAAAAGGAACACCATTAGTTAATGGTGGTTCTCAAACAGGGAATACATTAGCAGTCGATGGTTTTACTTCTGCTCCAGTAGTATTAGAAACTTTTACTATTGCTGGAAATGCAACAAAATATACGATTGAAGCTGTTACTGCTACTTCATCAGGATACAATATACAATTAGATCAAAACTTAGCTGCTACTCCTTCGGATAATGCAGTAATAACTATGGTAGATGGATATATGCATACAATTAATAGTATTTATGGTCAAATCTCTGTAAATGTTGTATCAGGTAATTCATCACTTGGAGCTTATACAATAGATGTTAATGATAGAATTACACTTAGTTCTAATGCAGTTGCTCCACAACCATCGGGTATGAAAGTAGGATTTAATTATACACCAGTATTAGAAACTATGCCTGTCGATAAAGAAATAGATACTGGTCCACTTACAGGTAGACCTCGAAGAATAACAAGAGCTATATTAGACGTTAATAGTGCATTGGATATTAATGTAAAAGCTGCTAATGCTAACGCTTATGAATTATTAATTACGCCATTAAATTTTACTATTGGGAGTGATTTAACGGCACAGACAGGAAAGAAAGAGTTTAATTTTTTAGGATATAGTAAAAGTCCAACTGTTACTGTATCACAAAATGATCCATTACCACTAAAGGTATTGGCAATGGCTTTGGAGATGCAATTTTAATGGGTATTGATCCAGCAACAATGATGATGGCTAGTGCAGTAGTAAGTTCTGTAGGAACATACTCTAACATACAAAATGTTAAAGCTGCCAATCAAAGAGAAAGAGTTCGTTATGAACGAGAAAGAAAGATAGCTGAAATACAAGCTATGGAAGAAGAAAATATAAGAAAAGATATGTTGAATCAAACAATAGCTAATAATTTAGCAATACAATCTGCTGCTGGTTATTATGATGATTCAAGAAGTTTTTTAAATATTAATGCTCAAGCTAGAAAAAAAGCAGAAAAGGATATTAAAAATATTCGTTTAATGGGCAAGGTAGTAGATTTAAAAATGAGAGATCAAATGTTTGAAAATGATTTAAAAACAAAAGCTGATGTATTTGGTGGATGGATATCTATTGGAGATCAATTAACTAGTGGATATGTTATGTATGATTATTATAGAGATAGGGATAAAGATTAATGGCTGAATTAAGTGTAGGAAAAAGAGAAGTATTTACGACTGCTAGTTCATTAGCAAATCGTATGGGTGTAGTTAAAGGACAAACTGGCGATCCAGTTGCTTTAGCTTCTAGTCAATTAGGACAAACATTAGATGCTTTAGCAAAACAAAAAGCAGTACAAAAAGAAGAAGAATGGAAAAATAATTTAAAAGTAAAAGCATTAGAAAATATTTCTAAATTTGCTCATGATAATAGATACGATCCAGCAAATTTTATGAATCAAGCTACTGCGTATAGTGATAGTGTAATTGAAAATGCTCCTAAAGCATTTAAGTCATGGAGCAAAGGTTATTTAGCTCAAATTATAACTCCAAAAAGCAATCAAATTATTGAAGCTACTTGGATGAGAGATAGTGTAGAAAGTAAAAAAAATTTAGGAATAACTAATAATCAAGAATTAAATGATATGCTTGATTTACTTAATAATACTCCTTCTTTAGAGCATACTGCATTGTATGGTGATAATCTTATGCCTCGTTTAAGTGAAATGGAAAAAAGTTATGAAAAAATATATAATTCATTACCTACTTCTTTAAGAGGTGATATGCTTCCTCCTGAAGAACAATTAGAACAATGGAAAGTTGCTTTAGAAGAAGGAAGAATGAAGTCTATTATTACTGATTTACTTACTCAAGCTATTGAAGTTGATAAACAACGAATAGCAAGTGGAGAATTAGTAGGAAGTGAAATAGATGGTTGGTCAGGACAATCTGCTGTTACTGAAACTTTAAAAATGATTAAAGAGAATATGTTAATATATGAAGAAAAAGGTTTTGGTGATGGTGGTTTTGGTGATAATGCTATAACTGGACCATTTACTTATACTAATTTAGATAATAACCAACGATCTGAATTAAAAAAAAATATTGAATCTCATGCAGATAGTATTGTTAATGATCATAAAGTAGAATCACAAGCATTAAGCCATCTAGAAGAATCAGCATTAGCTGAAAAAATTAATTTAATGACTTCTGGTGGACCGGGTTCATTAAATGATACTTTTCTTTTATTTGAATCAGAAGAACATATAAAAAAATATATTGCTGAAAACTTTGTACAAGCTTCTGAAACTCAAATACAACAAATAAAAGATTCTTGGAGAGTAGCTCATATTATTAAAAAATCTTTTTCTGAGTCTTTTTATAAATTAAAAAGTGGAAGCAAATCTTTTGGTCAAGCTGTAGATAATATTGTTATTGATGCAGGAATAATGGGAATTACATTAGATAAAAAGGATGCTCAATTACAATTAGCAAATCATATAATAGGTTTTCAATTACAAGGAAGCACAGGAAGTCCTTATTTTGATGTTAATAAAGTAGGATTTATAGTTAGTGATAAAGCAGAAGAAAATGGGAAACCTACTCCTGAATTAATAGCATTAAGTAATATGGCACAGCAATTAGGTTTTTTACATCCAGCTTTTGAATCTTTATTAACAAATGCACACCAAATTAATATAGATCAAAATCCTGAAGTTATTTTTTCATTAGCAAATACTGTTGGTTATTTAAATACTCGTTCAGGTTATATTCCTAAAAATGCAGAAGAATCTAGAGCTTGGAACGCTTTAATACAATTAAATGAAAATTTACAATTTTTACAAAGTGCTGCTGGTGGAAGTGTTATGACAAAACCTAAATTATTAGAAAGATATGAAGCGCATGTAAATCCTGATGCTACTACTTTAGATGAAAAATTAGATAAAATAAATAGAGCTATGCAATCAGATACAATATGGAATGAATATAAAGAAGATACTGTTCTTGAAGGAAAAGGATTAGAACAAGCAATTAAAGCAGAATTAAGAAGTATAATAGAAACTGCAGCTAGAGATAAAGTAGCATGGAATAATTTTGGATTAACTTATATTAGAGATATGCTTGGTATTAGTGATGAAGATGCTGCAGAAATAAGAGAATTAGTTCCTCATGAATGGGAAGATTTAAATTTTTTCTTAGAAGATATGATGCCAATGTTTACAGAATTAGTTACTTATCATTTAGAGGCAAGTTTTGCAACATTAGGTGATATAAGACCATCTAAAATTAAAAATAATTTTAATTTAGCTGTTAAAGGAGCAATAAAAGAAATGGGCAATCAAGGATATATGCTAACAAAATGACTAACTTAACAATGACAAGATATCCTGTAAAGGAAACATATAAAGGTAAAGGATTGACTGAATCTGAAATAGATTCTGATTTAGTTATGACTGTTATGCGTAGATTTTATCAAATGACAGAATCTGAAAGAGATACCTATGGTCTTACAGAAGATATGATTACTTCTAATAATTTATATCGAATGATACAAGAAGGCAGAATTAGAACAGAATATTTTAAAACAATTCAAGGATTACCTTCTTATACTATTCATATGGATTTAGATGGTGATGAATTATTTAGTGTTTTACCCAATACATCTAATTCTGAAATAGGATGGATTCCTGAAAAACCAACATCTCGTTATAATAGTGTTACTTATGAACAAGCAAAAAAAGAAAGAAAAAAACAATTAAGACAATGGCACTTATCTAAAAATCCTAATCCTACAGATTTAAATAAAGCTATATGGGGAATAATGGAAGAAATTTTAGTTGGTGGTAGAGAAGTTTTAAATGAAGTTGGGAAAGATATAGATGAATTTTTTGGTACTAATTTACAAGATGATCAAGAATTTCTTTCTCAAGATATACAAGAAAACCAACAAGCAATAATTTTATTACAATCAGCAATGGCTAATAGAACAAATATTGATGATGTAAACATTTTGAAAGGACAAATAGTTATGGGCAAAGATGGTAAAGTAGTAAGAAGTGAAAATGCTTTTTTTGATTTAATTATGAAAAATGAAGGTTATGACAATAAAGTTTATGATGCTCAAAAGCATTGGATGAATCCACAAAAGCATGCAAAATTAATGGGAGAAGCACATGATTTAGTTCAACAAGGTAAATTTGCTA